GGCTCGGCCAAATATGTATATCAACTCAGTGTTATAACTAGACCCAAAAATCTAGATAAGACACCCTAACAAAAGACTTGGTCCTTAGTTAGGCCTCCTGCTGGCTAGTGCGCCAGCCGGTTTACAATCTCGACTTTCTCCTTCTTGGAGACGCTGGTCCGATTGTTTGGAGTGCTTACTCCAATGTCACGGCAAAACTTGTCGTCAAAAACCGGCCCCCATCTGAGGAACCTATCATAGAGATAAGCCTCAAAGATGGGATCAAAGCATTCACCGGTTTTCGCCGGGACAATGAAGCTGTGCACTTCCCTGTCTCTGTAGGCAGGATCCACAAGGGATAAAGTCTCCTTGTGGGCGGCTCGATCAAGACCGAGCCTTGGCGTCTTGGTTACAATCTGTGGCATAAGGCTCCACACGCTATTATATGGATCGCCGATATGGCCCTCCATAATCTGCGGATAACATGCTTTACAAAGCCATGTCATGAACAAGTTGGCATTATGCCAGCCGTTCCGGATTACCTCGTGCTGTAGTGACACCATCGATGCCAAACTTTGGACGTTAGATCGCGGATCAGCGATCTGTGCTCTAGGCCAGTAAATAGATTTCACATCCATTCCATGGAGATATTCAACTCCACAGGACTCACGGAAACCATCGGTACCTGTAAAGGTCTTGTCTTCGTTGACTACGAAACCTGCGATCTCAAATAAAGAAATCAGGGTTTCAAGAATCTTGACATCGACAACACCATCGTCACCAAAGTAGTATGACGGGAGCACGTCCTTGTCGCCTGTGAACTCTATGTAGAGATCACGGGCTACTTCCGCAAAAGCCAGGAAGTAGTGACCCTCTACAATAAAAGTAATAGGGTTTCCGCTTGTACCAAACATCCTAATTGGGAAAGTACTGCCATTAACAAGTAATTTCTTTTCGAGATGTGGCCAAGCTAATCGCACCACCCAATTGGGCAGTACACGGTATGCATCGTAGCGACTGATTGAATCAGAAGCCGATGACATATCGACGGTAGCATAGCGCTTACTTATACTACCTTCAAGGCACTTAAGCCTATTCGTTTCTTGGTCTTCAACATTGAAGAACCTAGAATGTGAACCGATTCGAGACGATGTCTGTAACATCAGTCTAACCATGTGTAGACAACTACATTGGTACGTAGGCTGCGGTACGATAACCCGCGGAACCTTAAACGTTTTCGGGACACAAATTGGCTTAACAGATTGCTCCAATGGAGCTTTCATGCCATTGCCAAAGCGACAATTTTCAAAGCCGCCCGTGACAGCAACCCACCTTTTGAGTTTCTCGAGGAGGGTTTTTGCATCACTACACACACCATTGCTATGTCGGAATGTATATTCCGAGTCATCAGGGATCTCCGGATCGGGCAATGCACGGTCCAGTTTCTCTTTGACCCGCTCCAGCAGCCAATAAGGCATTGCTGCAATAGCTTTAGGTGCTCCAACTTGCTTGTAGTCGTATACTATTGGCTTCAGGACCGGCTTCCACCGGTTCTTAAGGCAAGGTGCTTCGGCAACAACGTAGCCATCCACAGCCTCGTCCTTCTTAGGGGACCTAGTATACAGCTGACAACGAGGTTCGCGCATATTAGCAAATATATAATTACGTGAATTATTTATGCTAATAAGCTTGTCGATAGCATCTGATTCCATCTTGTCTGCTCCCATTGGAGAGAAGCGCTTTAGGAATCTGAATACTTGTAGCTTGTCCTTCAAATTCTGAAGGTTCGGGTGAGATAAAAAGATATACGCCCATTCAAGCCCGTCGACTGCATGCCCATTTTCAACCTCGATGCATGCATCTGCCAGTTTTGCAAAAAGCAAAACAACGGCTCTTAGGCCACGGTCTAAGATCATCTGCTCAACAAACTTATACAGCCTGTCGTCACGTGCTACGTCAATAATGACGAGCAACCAAAGATTAATAGCGATATAATACGCTGCGCAATTGCGCTGTACATATTCCTTTGGTTTTGAAGATAAAATGACACTGTCCTTTTGACAGGCAGCGTCAGTTTTGGCTCGACTGACGAGTCCAAAACTTGTTGTAGGGAAGACAGTGCTTCTCTGGGTGGGCCGTGTATCTCCACCTTTCTTAGAGGATGCTCCTCTTTGTGCATTTGTAGCACTCTGGTTCGTAACCATAATAACTCCTTTCTGCCTTAAACAAGGCTAGCGGGTTTTGTTGCTCCCCTCATCAGTCGATCGAGGAACGAGTTGTCAGGTGTCTCACCGGTTTGCATCATTGCAAAAGCCAAGACGCGCGATAAGCATAGCGCGTACAAGTCGCTGCCTGATACAAGATTGGCACCCTTTGGTGCCTCAATTGAGAACCAAACTTTCATGGGGTCATCATTAATGGTCCCATCATCGTTAACAGTGCGTCTAACGAAGGCATCAGTAATTGATACCTTAAAGCCACTCTTAGTAGTCTTCGGATAAACAGGGTTTACGTCGAAGTTGTTCGGGGTGGTTTGCTGGTAATTAAACGTAACCTTTTCGGTCATGTCAATCCCTGAAGATACATTCGTAATCTCAGTTCTACCAGCAGCGTCTGATGTAACGGCATAGTTCGCCGTCATGTCAACCTTAGGTACATTTAAGGTGACAGCGATGGTATTTTGACCATCAAAAGGGTTAGAAGATGTTCTAGCCATAGTCTTACCTCCTTAGGTAAAAAGTGAAATCCCATCCGCTATCCTCATACGGACGGTCTTTTGTGATACCTGAACTTCTTTGAAGACAGGCGGGATACTTAAAGGTCTACCTTTGACACGATAGAAGTAGAACCCCTGGGTGTGGGTCTCTTCGTTGATATCGCTACACTTATAGGTAAACCAGATGTCCTGAGGCTCGAAATTGAAAGAATAAGTCCAATTTTCGAACCATTTTAGAACATCGCTTATGCCGAGGAACCAATCAACAACAAAAGAATATGGGACCATGTCCCATATATTCGATGCATTAAAATTCAAGCCTAGCATCGAGAGCTTATCGGTAATGTTCTTTGGGAGGATATCGGACAGCTTAAATTTAAGCTGGACATGGTAAGAACCAGTGTCATCTGAGAACATTCCATCGCAAGTGATGTCTTTCATCTGAAACTTGCTTATTTGTTGAAGTCTTTTCAGCAACTCCTTATACTCTAAAACATCGAGTTTTGTGGTAGTATACTGATACCTGTAGGCTAACCAGGCATTTCTGGGGTCGGAAAGCTTCTCGATCCCTTCCAACATTCGACCCGGCTCCTTAAGGGCCAAGAATGCGGATCGGAGGAGTTCGACGGACTCGGCTAAGTTCGCCATAAGGTTGGACTCCACCTTGGGCAGCGATTGAACTGCCTCAGTGTACGCAGCTTCGAACTTCCCAGCACTGGAATATCCGAAGACACCAATATCAGTAGCCATTAGATAGGCAGAATACTGATTGTACCTATAAAAAGGTACAGGATCCGAGTAAATTGCTTTTTGCAGGTCTCTCCTCACACGTGAGGTTGAGGTCGGATTAGATGGAAAGGCTACCTCAGACAAGTATGCCTTCCCCCAATCCTCACCGTACCTATTATCAAGTACGGCATCAGGGGCCTTGTAAGTTCTAGTGATAAGGTACCACTTAGAACCCTCCTTTTGGAGCTCATACTCAGATTTGGAACAAGTGACCGTTCTCTCCCGCCTCGGTCTCCTAGGCCCACCTTTATACCAATGTAGGTTAAGGAAGGTATTTGGGGACGTCACCCAGAATATGTGGCTTTGGCCAGCGCCATCTACCGCATATGCGTAGAGATTGGTTACGAAAGGTTCTCCGTCGACTGAAAAATCCAGCGACTCGAAAACGGCCTTAAACCAGGGACCGTCACCACTTGACGGATAGCCGCCCCGGTCGGTTACCTCTAATTTCTTAGGGGTAAAGTCTGATTCCTCCTCTACAGGTAGGAACCAGTGGCATTCCATGAGATGTACTTGGTACATATGCATGGCTAAGCCTGTGCGCGTTTGCATGGTTTTCACCTCCTTTCATAGGGTGGACTTTGCTGCG